TCCATTCTTACTAATTTATTAAAAACTAAAATATCGGTTGAATTTTCAGGAGTGGGCCAAACTTTTAAAGCAGGGTTATTTTGTTTATCTATAAAAAACTGAGATGGTCTTGCTTGAGTTGTTTTATTTGGAATATTTAAATATTCGCTTCTGCTTAGCCTATCCATTGAAATATCGGTTTGAGTGCCGCTTACAGTTCTTCTGCAAACAACATCTAATACATCAATTACGTTAGTTCCAAGATTATATTCAGAAGTGCCTTGAGTAACAGTTTGAGTGCCTTGTTCTATTGTCCATTGGTTTAAGCCACGATTAGCCCATTCAGCAAGCATCAAATTAATTGATCTTCTTGCTGTTTTTAAATCGTAGCCAGTTCTGAGTTCAAGACCGCATCTTTCAAATGCTTCTTCTATAAACTCAGCAACATTTGGCTCAAAATCTGTTGAACCTGAAGTTGCCATTTTTAGTATTTACCTTCTTGTCTCTTCCTTCTTCGATTAGCTGCGCCTGTACATACTTCGCCGCCTTTTCTGTACATCATTCCGCCGCCTTTCATTTTTTTGACTTCTTTGCCATATTTATATTTTTTCATTTCGCCACCTGTTGCTTTTTTTGATTTACCAGCTGAACTTAAAGCAATAGCTACAGCTTGGTCTTGAGGTTTACCCTCTGCTTTTAATTTTCTAATATTACTAGAAATTGTTTTTTGAGAACTACCTGGTTTTAAAGGCATGTTTGCTCCTAATAAAATTTAGTTAATTTTCGCCTATTATTCATAACTTTACCACATCCTCTAGCTATTCTAGATTCTACGGATCCGCCGCAAGCTTTTTTCATTCTACCATCTTTCCAGCTAATTCGCTTTGAGCTTGTTTTCTTTTTTGCTGCAGACGTACATTGAGCCATTGTTGGCCTGCAAGCTGGATATCCTTTACGTTTTTCTCCTTTTTGACGGCCGCAAGGTTTGCCTGTTTTACAATCTACCCAGCCTTTTCCTCTATTACGAGAAAACCATTTTTTAAGACTATCACTAGCCACGTTTTCTTGCCTTTACTTTTGCTTTTTGGCTTAAATCACCAAAATGAAACAGAGGTTTACTGGTTTTAGTATGGGTTTTATTGGTATGAAGTTTTCCATTTGGCATTTTATGATAGCTTCCGTTCCAAGTGGTTCCATCTCTTAAATAGTGTTTTACGTTTTTAGCCATTAACTTAACTTAGTTTTTTTTCGCTTGCCTGGAAGCATATTATTAAAACCTCTTGCCTCAACAAAAGTTACTTCGCCCCCAGTTGCTTTTTTAACTTTATTTCCCCAGTTTTTTGCGCCAACTTTTCTGCATTTAACCAAAGCTCCAGAAGCGTATGCAGATGGCCAAACTTTATATCTTGATTTTACTTTGCGATAACAAGCATCTTTCTTACCAGCCATTAGCACCTCCATCTACGTCTTGCTTGACGTATTCTTGAGTTTGGATCGTTTCTAGTTTTTGCTGAGCTTCTTTTAAGTTGTCCTAAAGATCTAGCGCAATAAGATTTTCTTCTTTTTGCTCTTGATTTTGAAGGTTTCTTTTCTGTTACAGCAGTCTGTAATTTAGAGCCTGGATTTTTTCTTCTATATGCTGCTACGCCTTTTTTAGTCATACCAGCACCAGATTTAGTAGGTCTATAATTAGCGCCTTTACCTTTAGTTGTTCTTCGTATTGGTTTTGCTCTTTTTCTTTCAGCCATAATTATTCTGCGTTATCTACTAATACACCCTCAAACGTTGCTGACACTGCGTTGTTTTGGTTTTTATTACAAATTGCTCTCACTTCTATGTCTGTCTTTTCTTCTAGTTTTAACGGATATAAAAACGGAAATGTAATTTCGCTCTCAACTACATCTATTTTGGTAGCTGTTCTAAATACGCTTCCAAAACTACGAGTCATAAATCTTACGGTCATATAAACGCCGCCTGATGTTCCTGTACCGTGAGTTGCTGTTCCTGTGTTTAAATAAAATGTTTTACCTGCTGGAACAGTATAAACAGCCATAAGAGTTTGAGCTTCTCCTGCTGTTATTTTTGCATAAAAAGTTCCTGTCGGTACTCCGCTAGATGCTCCTGTAGTTCCTATATAAATATCACCTGCATTAGTTCCGCCAGTTCCAGCTGTAAGCACATAGGCTCTATAAACTCTTAAAAATGATTTTGTAGTCGCTACTTGAGTTTGACCATTTAAAATAACGTTTTCTGTTATAACGTTATAATTAGTGTCAAGGCCTTCAATATAAATAGTTCTTGCACCAGTTCCTGCTGAAGTATCGTTAGTATTACTAGAGGATACATACATGACAGCCGCAGCTGCAGGATAAGCATAAATGCCACCACCATCCCAGATGGTTTCATTAACATTAATAATTAATGGATTGTATCCGTATTTGAATAAAGTATTGTGATAAGAAATCTGACCCCTTGAGACTTGAAGCTCAAAGGGTTCAGATGTTCCTACTCTAGATATTGATGAATATTCTTTAGCCACGTCTACGAATGGAAAACGGTGACTCTATCAATATTACTTAATACAACGTGAATACCGTCTTCAAACAAAACGCCTGAATCAGGAATATTTAAAGTTTCGGTATCGTTAGCGTTGCAAGGAGCAATTAATAAAGTTGAGCCTGAAACAGTTCCGTTTCTAAAAGTAACGGTTCCATCATTAGCTCCACCTGCAATAATGTAGCCTCTTAGTCTGGATCTACCAGAAACTAAAGCCGCTCCACCAGTTGCACCCGTAGCAGTTGTAGCTGTTTTGACATCAGAGCCTACAATTCTACCTGCCATTATTTACTCCCGTTAAACTGACTCAGCGCCGTTGTTGTAAACAGTATAAGTAAAGATTCCTGTTACGGTTCCGCTAGTAGCCGCTGAAGCTCCAACGTTAGCTGTTACAGTTGTTTGCGCAGTAATACCAGTTCCTAGTACCAACGCACCATCAGCACCTTTTAAAGTGCCTTTAGTATCAGCATCAACTTCGTTGAAGAATCCATCAGGATCAGCAGATGAACCGATATCTACAGTTGGAGAAGAGCCTCCAGCTGCACCACCTAAAGATAAGAATGAAATAGGAACTGCTCCTGCTGGAAGAGTAAAGAGCTCTCCTGCTGAAGAAGATGTTCCAATTCTTACGTTGGTAGCACTTGTAGCTGTTGGGCTAAAAGAAATGGTTTCTGACAAAGTAACAACGCCTGGAGTAACTCCATCGCTTTTATCAGCACCGCCATAGGATCTTACGATTCCTTGAAATGTATTTGTTGCCATATATGGTCTCCTAAAATAGCCATACCATCTTTGGAGTTATCTGCCGAGCCAGTTGGTATAGCCGATTATCTCGGTTTAATTAGTATAGTATTTTATTAGTCTTGAGGGAAGTTTTCTTTAGATTTGAGAATAGATTCTCTAGAACTAAATAAAGCTTGATAAGATTCTTTGATAGAAGGATCTTTGCCAAATTCATCCATCATATCTTTGCCTACCATTTCAATAAGAGCTTGAATGGTGGTAAGTCTGCCTTTGATATCGTTAATTTTTTCTGAATCTTTCATTTGTATATTTGCTTCTAATTTCTGTCTTATATTATAGCCTTTTAGCCAATTTTTAACATTTATAGCTTTTTTTTCAAAGTCAGAAAAAGCTTCCCAATCTCTTATTTGGTCTATATTTCTGCCACATCCTTGGCAAGTTTCGTCAAAAGGAGCCATAGACGTTGTACAACGTCCTGTACAGGGAGAGTTTGCTAGAGACAAACTCGAATGTAAACCAGTATTCATAGCATTTATATTTGGTTTACCTTGATTCTACAATAAGAATCAAATTAAAGGTAGCTTTTTGTAACTTTTATTTTTTCTTCTATTTCAGCTATTTTTCCAATATGTTTATCTATATCTTCTGAAATATTAGTATGTTCTCCAATACCAACAGTATTAGAAACAAGATTTATTAAATTAGCTTCTTCTATTTTAAGCTGTCCT